ATCGCCGATCTGATCGAAGCATTGAGAGAAATTTATGTGCTGCCGTTGCATCCGTGTGACGATGCTCGCAACGCGGCATGCCTTCAAAAGGCAAAGAATCTCGCGCAAGACGCCATCGCCAAGGCAGAGGTGAGGTAAGCCATGCACACGAACGCGCGAAGAATAACTTTCGGTAATTTTTTTAACGAGACAAAGGCGACCTTCACGCGCTGCTCACGACCAGCGCGCGAGCCAGATTACCAAAGCGCTTCCGGGTCGCGCTACTGGTACGAACATGACGCGGTGGTTAGAGAGAGCGACCACTGGGGTGGCGGCATCGCATCTTGCGACTGGTACATCGAGCACGAGCGGTTCGATCACGAGACGGCGGAATTCGTCGCCTCAAGGATGCAGGAGGGAAAACCAGACTGCATGCACTACTGGGGAGGCGACACGGCGGGTATGTATGAAGCGATGCTTGCGCCGTGGTCCCGTCGGACCCCCCTCGTCGGACGCTGCGCGCTGCGCGACTTCACGTCGCTGAAGCTCCCCGTTGCGGGAGACATGGTGTACGTCACGCTGCGGGACGGGCGCATCGAGTGCGGCAAGGTGATCGCGCAGTGGCTCGATTGCGCGGGGCGTCATGCGGCCGGCTTTTTTCTTTCGTCGTATCGCGTTCGGATTGATATGGCGGATGTGACCAGGATTGAGCCTGCGTGGTTAGCAGAACGTCTGGCAAGCTAAGGGGATCCACCGTGGCAGTTACGTGGATTCAAACCACAGAACGGAGGTAGCGCCATGAGCAGCACAGTCGATTTCACAGCAGAAAACAACGGCTCGTTCTTCCTCCTGAGGCCACGCACGGACGCGGCAGAGATCTGGATCGAGGATCGTCTGTCGGCAGATCGCCAGGAGTTCGGCGGTGCCGTGGTGGTGGAATATCGGTACATTAACGACATCGTGCTCGGGCTGAGGGCAGAGGGGTACACGGTTCTGTTGGCTGGTCACAGGACAGCGTGTTAAGAAAACCACGTAAGCTGGCTACAAAGGAGGTTGACATGAGCAGCGCAGCAGCCAAGCTAGACATGCAGGAGATGCAGGTACTTAGGGAGCACCGACACCATCTTCTGGGCGGAAACCGTGCGAAGGCTGTCGCGATCAGGAGGGCCGCGCAGCAAGACGCGCGAGACCAGAACGGGGAATGTCATCTTTTGGAGCTTCTCGTGGAGCAGCGCGATGCTCACATTCTCACGGGCAAGGTCGCCCCAGTATAGCGCTACTATACTTGACCCTTACTCGCGCAGGCCTTTGCTTTTTCACGCGAGAAAAGTGTCCTGATCTGGCGAGTAAATATCGAATGAGTCACGGCCGCGCCACTACACGTAACACTTAACCAGGAGGTATCTTTTCTATGGCCAAGTTCACCACGTCGTCCTATCTCAAGAAGGAGACGTTCGAAAACGGCGAAGAACTGACACTCACGATCGCCGGTTACGCAAAGGAAGACGTCGGCACCGACGAGCAGCCTGACCAGAAGTGGGTACTCCACTTCGATGAGATCGAGGAGAAGCTGCCGTTAAATAAAACACGCGGCACTGCGATCGCCGAAAAGTACGGTTATGAAATGGATCACTGGGTCGGCAAGCAGATTGGCGTCTACGTCGATCCGACCGTGCAGTTCGGCGGGAAGAGGGTCGGCGGATTAGCAGTGCGAGCCGTCTGATGCGATTCGAACCAGGACTCGACATGAACGTCGTGACGGACGGATTCGTGGCCGGGCGGATTCGCGAGTACCTGGAGCGGCCGAAGAAAGATCTGAACCAGGTTGTGCTTGCAGAGATGCTGAACGCATTTCGGAGGGCCACGATCAGGCAGTTGATGGCCGAGCGAGAAGACCGAAAGGGGTACGAATCAAACAGCCTGTACTCGGGTCCATGCGCGCGCAAGTCGAGACTAACATTCGACGGCGTCGAAGGCGAGCCCTTGCAGGCGCGTACCGTTCTCAAGTTTTTGCTCGGAGACCTGGTTGAATTGTGCGTGCTCGGTGTCGCAAAACTAGCCGGTGTGAGCATCGGGGCGAATAACGTGGATCTGAGTGTGACCGGCATGGACGGCCGCAAAATTCCCGTCCACCCCGACGGGCTGCTCATGGTGCCTGACGAGTCGCCGCTGAACCTCGAGGTTAAGTCGTGCGACTCAAAGACCTTTGACCGCTGGCAGGAGCAGGGCGGACCTGGCGATCAGTGGGGTTATGAGACTCAGGCGTCGAACGAGATCGCGGCATGGCGTGAGGCTGGCTTTCCGGTGACCCGGACCTGCTTTGTGGCCGTGTCGACCGGGAGCCGGCAGGGCTCGGTCGCGGAGTTCATTCTTCCGTACGATCAGGCCAAGGTCGATGGCTGGCATGCCCGGCGTGAGCTACGGCAGGCCAAGGAACTGCCAATGGTGCCGTTCGAGGCCGTGCCGGAGACGGAGTTTCAGCGCGGCAAAACCGTGAAGGCCGAGCACCTTGCATATGGCGAGCCGATCTGGCGCAACGATCGCAACGGCAAAGCCTATGGATACGCATGGCTCACGGGGCGCAAGAAGCTGCCGGTCAATTGCGCGTACTGCGCGTACAAGCAGCGCTGCTGGCCTGACGTCCAGATGGAGATCCAGGACGGTCAGCCCGTTTGGATAGTGGTGAGGTAGCGATGCCGGCGAAGAAGAAAGAGCCCGAGACGTGCTGCCCGAAGTGCGGTCGAATGACGCTGGTCAAGGAAACGCTCGTGGTTATGAGCGAGCGCCAGTGCTACGACTGCGCGCTGGCGGCATGGGACAGGGCCGCGCGGGAGGATGCGGCGAGATGCTGACGCATTTCAGGGTCAAGAACCTGGAGCATTACCAGCACTATCGTGACCGCCGGCCGACCTGGATCAAACTTTACAACGATCTCCTCGAGGACATGAAGGTCATGTCGCTGGACGTGCATGATCGGTGGATCTGGATCGGCGTGCTCTTGTTGTCGAGTCGATACGACAACTGCATCGAGCATAACCCGGTGCAGCTCCAGCGCCTGCTCGGCGTCGAGAGCGCGGACATTTCTAGACTAATCGAGGCCGGCCTCGTAGAGTCGTGCGCGCCCGGACAGCACGCAGTACCCTCCGAACCGGACAAACGAAAGGAAAAAAGTAAGGATTGGAGCGACGATAAGCAGTGGCTGGCGTTTTGGGAGATCTACCCGCGCAAAGATGGCAAGCAGAATGCCATGCGCGCGTGGGCGCAGATCGATCCAGACATGCCGCTGTTCGCCAAGATCGTGGCCGACGTGCGGCGGCGCGTTAAGAGCGATCAATGGATACGGGACAACGGGCAGTTTATCCCGCACGCTTCGACCTATCTAAACCAACGACGATGGGACGATGGACACCACGCGGGACCAACGCCCAAGAGGGTCGCGCTATAGCAATGAACAGGACGTTCACCGACTTCGGGATCGATCTCCGCGGCGGATCTGGCGTCGAGGTGCTGGCGACCTGTCCCGAGTGCTCGTCGAGCCGAAAAAAGAAAAACGTCAAGTGCCTGTCTGCGAACACCGAAAAGGGACTATGGAATTGCCACCATTGCGGGTGGAGCGGGAGTGTTTTCCAGGGCATCCGTACACAGTCCGATGCGGTAAAAAGGCCGATCTATACCCGACCTGCGTATGAAGTCCCAGAAAAGGCAGACGAACGACTCGTCGAGTGGTTTGCTGCGCGCGGGATTCCACGGGAGATCGTCGAGCGGAACAAGATCTCGCTCGGCATCGCCTACATGCCGCAAGAGGAAGATCGCATCGAGTGTATTCAGTTTCCGTTCATGAAGGGCGGAGAAGTCGTCAACATCAAGTACCGTGGCCTGGCATCGAAATGTTTTCGGCAAGCCTCCGGAGCGGAGAAGATCCTCTATGGGCTGGATAATCTCGGGGGCGATACGGCCGTTATCGTGGAGGGCGAGATCGATGCGCTTTCGGTCCAGGTTGCAGGTATTTCGAGCGTGTGCTCTGTACCTGACGGCGCTCCGTCGCCTAGCGCCAAGGAGTACGCGGCGAAGTTTGACTTTCTGGACAATTGCAAGGGCGTCCTGGATGGCTTCCGGCGAATTGTGCTCGCAGTTGATGCTGATGAGCCTGGCCGAAAGCTTGCTTGCGAGCTGTCCAGACGACTGGGGCCGGAGCGCTGCCTTAGAGTTAATTGGCAGGATCAATGTAAGGACGCTAACGACGTACTCCTGCGACTAGGCCCATCGGCCGTCGCTGACGCGATTGAGCGTGCAACGCCGTGGCCCATTGCCGGCGTCTTTGAGGTGGGGGATCTCGCAGAAGACGTGATCTCGCTGTACCTGAGGGGCCTGCCTGGCGGTGTGGCCACTGGGTGGAAAACGATAGATCATCATTACACCGTTAAACCTGGAGAGATCACGGTTGTGACCGGCGTGCCAGCGCACGGCAAGAGCACTTGGCTGGATGCGCTGATCGTGAACCTGGCGGTTGAGCACGGCTGGCGATTCGGCATCTTCTCGCCGGAAAACATGCCTACCGAGCGGCATATCGCGAGCCTTGTTGAAAAATACACGGGCAAGCCGTTCCGTTCCGGACCTCCGCAGCGACTGACGTCGGTGGAGGTGGTGCAGGCGCTCGAATGGCTACACCGGCACTTCTATATGACCGTGCATGGCGAGGAGGCGCTGACGGTCGATGCGATAATCGAAAAGGCGCGCGGCATGGTCGTGCGCTATGGCATCAACGGGTTCGTCGTCGACCCCTGGAACGAGATCGATCACTCGCGGCCGGCCGCGCTGTCGGAGACTGAGTATATCAGCCAGTCGCTGACGAAGATCCGTAAGTTCGGCCGCACGTACGGCGTGCATATGTGGGTCGTGGCGCATCCCATGAAACTCCGTCGCAACCTGGACGGCAGCTATCCCGTCCCGACGCCGTACGACGTGAGCGGATCGGCGCACTGGCGAAACAAAGCAGACAACTGCATCTGCGTATGGCGGGATCTGGAAGACGATGCAAGGGGCAGCGATATCCACGTTCAGAAGGTCCGCTTCAGGGAAGTTGGGCGGGTCGGCGTTGTAACCCTGCACTGGAACGGGCTTAACGGTCGCTACGAGGAGAGGAATGAAGGTGGTCGCGTTGACGAAAGAAGGCAGGCGGGACGTGCTGCCGGCAGAAACGGAACTGCGAAGGCTGCTCAGGCTTGTGCCGGCGGAGAAGCTGGCGGATTTGTCGAGGGCGTGGGACGAAATCTTGCGCTTGGATACAGCGACGGAGTGCGCGACCACGGAGCTGAAGAGGATTAAGAATCGCCTCCATCAACTGATCGACAGCGACAAGATGGGCGATGCCACCACCAACCAACTCAGGCGCATCCTGAGCGGGGAGGAGTGATGGCTCATTATCACCGCGGTCGCGCGCTAGAACACGAGATCCGCACGGCTCTGCGGAACGCGGGATTCGCGGTGATTCGCGGGGCAGGCAGCAAGGGGACGTTCGACAGGCCGTGCGAACACTGCGGAAAAGGCATGAAGGTCGACCTGGTAGGCAGTAAACGTACCAGCAAGAGCACAAAAGAGGTGTGGTTGGTTTTAGGCCAGTGCAAGCTAACTGGAGCGAGCGATGCAGACACACGAAAAGCAGGCGACAGTGACTCAGTGTGAGAACGGCTACATCGTGCGACTGAACACGGCCAGCGAGTTCGGCGACGAGGATGAGCCCGAGCATCAGCGGGAACAGGCGTTCGTATTTCCAAGCTACATTGGCGTCGAGCGCCGCCTTGAGGAATACTTCATCTCAGGAGGCAATGGAGGTGGTGGCAATGGGCAGAACGACCTTGGCTCGTGCTCGCAGGACAGATCCAGTCGCGTCCCACCGGGCGGCAAGGAGGGTGGCGTCGGTACGGTCGACCGTCCGTGACCGTGTCGAGCGCCTGTTTAATATAGGCGGCGGGATGACCGACGAGGAACTGTGCCGGCGCTACGAGCAACTCTACGGGCCGGTCACGCACAGCACGGTGCGGACGCGGCGGAAGGAACTGATCGTGGAGGGCATCCTGGAGGACAGTGGCGAGACGCGCGAGACGAACTTCACGGGCAACCAGGCCAGGGTCTGGATTCGGAAGGCGACCGAGGCACGCTGAAAGTCGAGTGCGTGCGCGAGGCCACCTCATTGCTCAGACAGGGCGTCATCTGGCATGACAAATGACAAGAGTGCCGACGGTTGCCGCGCGACGAATGATAATTAATCGCCGCATGAATAGCTGTCACGAGGACGTGCCGGGCGTATGGGAGGGAGGAGGTGCGATGAAGACGATCATGTTCGACGTGGACGGCGTCCTGGCAGAGTTTATTCTGAGCTTCACCACGCTCGGTCACACACTGCACGGGACGTCGATCTACACTTCCCATCAGCATCGGGCGTGGGACGTTTTTGACTGTATGACGCCTGTGCAGTACGGCGAGGTCTGGAAGCATATCAATAACAGCGCGGAGTTCTGGCGGACGATGCCGGCAGCAACGAGCCAGGACGTGTTCAATGAGATCGAGCGCATAAAGCAGCAGGAAGGCAACGTCGCGTACTTCGTGACCGCGCGCCACGGCGTGAGGGCGAAAGAGCAGACCGAGGCCTGGCTGCGCGATCGCGGAATCGACAATCCGACTGTCATTTTAACGAAGGCCAAGGGCGAGCTGGCCAAGGCCGTGGGCGCGCATTTCTGTATCGATGACAAGGCGACGAATGCCTGGTGCGTGCATTGGTTCACCGATGGCAAGTGCAAGTCGTATCTAAGGGACTATCCATATAACGCCGATCCGACGATGATTGGCAGCAGCCATGTCCGTCGCGTGAAAACGGTGGAGGACTTTCTCGAGGAGGTTGAGAGGTCATGAACAGGTCGCATCAAGAGTGGGCAAGGCGCGTGTCCGATATGATTGTGGTCGGGCTCCCAGTGGAGAGCATGGTGCGCGGCGTGCGGCAGATCGACGATTCGATCAGCCAGGCGCTGCGCGGCCCTGTGACCAGGATCTATGAAGTCGATAACGAGTACGCGTGTTCGGCATGGGGATGTTCCTGTTCTGATCGGGATCGTCGTCGGTACGAGGAGAGCTGACGTGGAGACACTGCTGACGATCCCGCAGACGGCGAAGATCTTGAACGTGCCGGTGAACTACGCGTACGAGCTGGCCAGGCGCGGAGAAATAAAGTCCGTGAAGGTCGGGCCGAAGTACGTGCGGGTTCGGCCCGAAGACCTGCAAGCCTATGTAAACGCAGGTAAAAATAATTCTTGACGCCTCACCTATCTTTTGGTAGACTACGGTACATGACAGTGCGGTACTGTCAAAAACTAGGAGGCTGTCATGGCCAAGATCGTAAGGGGCGAAGAGCGCGGCCGGCCGGGGAAGTGGATCGTCGACTACCGGGATGGAGCAGGACGTCGTCGCTGGATCACGCGCGACACGCTAGAGCAGGCCAAGAAAGAGCTAGGCCATGTGCTGTCAGAAGGTGGGCAGCGCGTGGTCTGTGCGCTCGATCCGAACATCACTGTGGCCGAATACTGTGACCACTACGTGGGAAGTTGGTTGCAGTGGATTAAGAAGGCTAAAACTCGGCACTACTACACCGACACGCTCAACAAGCGCCTCAAGCCTGCGCTCGGCCGGCTCCGGCTGCGCGACGTCACCTCGGCCCGAGCCGTATCGTTTCTCGGCTCGCTCCGCCGCGCGGATGGCAGCAAGCTGAAGGACAGCAGCGTGCTCTACTACTACCGTGTCGCGCGACTCGTATTCGCGCGCGCGGTACGGGACGGCGTCATCTCCGTAAACCCCTTCTCATCGCTCGGCCGCGAGTTGCGCCTTGACAGGTCGACGCGCCAGGTGCAGGAGGAGATCAAGTCGTTTACTCCGGAGGAGCGTTCACGATTTCTGAACGTCTGCAAAAATGAACGTCCTGACTGGTATCCGCTCTTCACGGTCATGGCATCGACCGGCTGCAGGGTCGGCGAGGCCATCGGCCTGCACGTAGACGATTTTGATCTCGAGCATGGCAGGCTGCGCGTGGCAGGCACGGTCTACGCGAACGTCAAAGATCTGCCGAAGTCGGGCTCCGGCCGGACGGTGGATCTGAGCGCGCACTGCATCGAAGTGGTGCGGCGGCATCTCGCGAAGGTCAAGCAGGACGCCCTGCGCCTGGGCGTGCCGGCGAGGCAGGTATTCACCGCGCGTGGAGACGCAGGCAAGTACCTGCACGTTTCAACTGTAGGACATGCATTCGGTTGCGTGCTCAAGCGTGCAGGGCTGGCGAGCACCTTCTCCCCGCACTGCCTGCGCCATACCTACGCAACACTGCTCTTAACCGACGGTGTGCCGCCGCAGTATGTACAGCAGCAGCTTGGACACTCGTCTATTAACATCACGATCGACACGTACGGCAAGTGGATCCCCCAGCCCGGGAACGGGGCGGTGGATAGGCTCGACGCTGGAGCCGGCAAGCTGGAGGTGGCACGATGATTATGAATAGATGCCAAAAGTGTAGAGAGATTCTCAAGCCGAATAGAGAGGTTTGGCTTGAGTTGAATACTAAAACGTTTACATATACTGACAGTGGCGTGCCTGAGAGTCTTTCTCAGGGATGGTTTTCGTTTGGCGCTGACTGCGCGAGGAAGGCGCGCCTGCAACACTTCAAGGTGCTCCATGAATCTCTACCGCATCCGTGTGGTAGCGGTTCGGCGCATGAAGCCGGCCGGTAGCAGAACGGTAGCAGATCATCCGGTAGCCCCAGAAAAGCCAAAATAAATCAACGGTTCCGACGCACCTGGAACTAATCCGGAGTAGTTGCCGAAACTTCAGGCACATCGATGTAACCGCGCGAATACATAGACAGATTGTGATGGCCCAGGCCGGATCGTTGTCCCCCTGGGCCTTCGTTTTATCGGCAGATTTCTGCTGTTCCGGTAGCGCGCGGTAGCAGCGTTAAGGCCGTGAACCTTGGCCGGTACGTGCGAGTAATTCAATGTGGGCTATCAATGGAGGCTCGATGGAGAGGTATATTGTTTTGAACGATGTTCAGATCCCGTTTCAGGATCGGCAGGCGCTCGACATGGTGCTCTGCTTCGCTGAAGACCTGAAGCCCGAGGGCGGGGTGCTGAACGGGGACATCACAGACTGCTACATGATCTCGGACTTCGATAAGAATCCGCTGACCAAGGAGGGGCTCAAGGCCGAGATCGACCAGTCTGGCCAACTGATGAAGCGCTTCGGCAGGGCAGTCAAAAAGCACCGGCACTGGATCTGCGGCAACCATGAAGACCGTATGCGTCGTTATCTGTGGCGTTCGGCCCCGGCGCTGGTCGAGACGGGCATCACGGAATTCGAGAAGGTCTTCAGGCTGGCCGACCATGGATTTCGGTGGACGCCGTGCGGCGGGAAGATCTGGCTCGGCAAGCTGCTGGTAACGCATGGATCGATCGTTCGGAAGTGGAGCGCGCAGACCGCGATGGGCCACTTCCAAAAATACGGCTGCTCGACGCTGACCGGACACACGCATCGCCTGGGCTCGTTCTTCCACACGAATATCACCGGGCCGTATGCATCCTACGAAAACGGCCACCTGTGCGACGTGAATAAGATCGAATACTGCGCCGATCCAGACTGGCAGCAAGGGTTCAGCGTGGTCGACGTGTTTGATGATGGGCTGTTCTGCTTGCAGCAGATTCCAATCCTCGTGCGGGGCAGCAGGAAGGTATTTTTTTACGGTGATGCACAGTACAGCACGCCGCTTCGCAAGTGAGGCACCCGTGAGGGCATTATGGCTTGCAATAATAATCTGCTTGGCCGGCTGCGTGACCGTTACCGGGCCTGGCGGGAGGGGCGGCGTGGCGTGCGGCAAGCTGCCAGCGCCAGCGTCCCTTCCTGCTCCGACTATAAGATCTGACGCCGGGGCCGGACTGGTCTTCGAGGAGTACGACAGGAACGGCGACAGGCTCATCGACTATGCAGTCGTGTCCGTGATGGTGCAGGCCGACGGCAGCCAGGATGAATACACGATCGCGCCGTTTCCGCTGTTCTACATCATCGACTACAACTACGATGGATATGCGGACGTCTCACTGATCGATACGGTTGGCAAGGGCCGATGCGACGACATCGTGCTGTACCAGGATTTCACCGTGCCGCACGAGGAACCGAAAGACTCGCGGCCGAGGGCAACCGTCAGGGGGGAGGCATGAAGAAGGCGTTTTTCGAAACCATCGCTAACGCTCTCGATGTGCTGAGTGATCACGGCTCGGCGATTATCATCTCTCTTATGGCCGGGATCGTGCTCGGTGCCGGCGTTGTCGCCCACGACCTGACGCATCAGCGGCCAGCGCCGAAATCGCAGGAGAGCCGCCAGATCATCGAGACGGTGACCGTGACGGGCTATTGCCCTGGACCGCCATGCGTGACGAAGCGCGGGGTTGTTGATGGGCTGACGGCCACCATGATCAAGGCGCACGTCGGGATCTGCGCCGTCGACAGGACGGTATATCCAGTTGGCACCTGGTTTCTGGTGCCTGGATACGGCTACTGCGTTGCACACGACACTGGCAACGGCGTGAAGGGTAAGCACATCGACGTGTACTTCGACACACCAGGGGAGGCAAGGAAGTGGGGGAGAAAACAGCTACAGGTACTGCGGCTTTTATGATCAAGGATAGCGGCCAGCGCCAGGAGTTTTCTTCCGGCATGGTGCGCGATACGCAAGCCGGCAAGATCGAATGGCAGCGCATCTTCGTCGGGCCAATGATTAAGAGATGGGCCGAGCATCTCACGATGGGTGCCGCCAAGTATCCAGACGTTGCGCCCGGCGTGGCGAACTGGACGCTGGCCTGCAGTCCCGTCGAGCACCTGCGCTTTAGGGCGTCAGCGCTGCGGCATTTCATTCAGTGGTTCATGGGCGAGCGCGACGAGGATCATGCTGCGGCCATTTATTTTAACATTAACGGTGCTGAGTATGTGCAGCAGCGCATGATGGAGGATAAGGATCAGTGATGCAGGCGTTCATGGCCTGGCTTGCACCGAAGCTGCTCATTGCGAATTTTACGTGGTATGCGCTGCTGGCGATCTGCTTCGGTATCGCCATGCAGCCGGGGAAGGCCGTTTATTTTCTTGGCGCGGCGATCTTGACGATCGGCGTCATCCTTATGTGAGGAGGGGGGGATCTCCTGGATCTACACGCATACGAGCAATATGTGAGCGAGGGGTCGCGCTACCCGCGCACGGCACCGCTCGAGGGCCTGCAGTACCTGACCATTGCAATGTCCGGCGAGGTAGGCGAATTCGCGAACGAAGTGAAGAAGGCGCTGCGTGACGATGGCGGGGAACTGACGCCGATGCGCCGAGACAATCTCCACGCCGAGCTTGGCGATGTCCTGTGGTACCTGGTAGCGATCTGCCGCGAGCTGGGCGTGAGCCTGGAATTCATTATAAAGAAGAACAAGGCGAAGCTCGACCAACGGAGGGCTTCAGTGGGAGGCGGTAATGTCTGCTGACCCTGTCGTGACCACAGCTTCAGAGCAGGCCCTTCAGGCCCTTGCCGAGCGGGTTAGGTACTGGCAGGAAGTCCTGCGACTTCAGGACTGGAACATAGATGTCCGCCTATGTCGCACACACGAGATGCGTGGTGACCGCCAGGCCATTGCACAGACCGAGGCGTTCGTCCACCGCAAGGATGCGATCATGCGGTTCCTCCACCCAATGGACACTGATACTGTTAGCATGAACTTCCTCTTCGGGGAAGAGCGGGACTACGATCTTAACATTGTACATGAGTTGTTACACTTGCATTTCACCCCCTTCCAACGTGAGAGCGAGACATCAGAGGGGGTTGGACAGGAGCAGGCGATCGAAGCGATCAGTCGTGCTATCGTAAAGCTATACCAGTCCGTGAAACCCGCGTGACCTGCAAGGAGATCACTTTGGGTCGAACGTATTCATCACTCGTACGGGCGCTAGTCGCGCCGGGGTCGGAGACGTGGGCATCGTTCCAGGCTCGATGGGCGCGCGAGGCTACATCGTGCGCTGGCTCAGGAATGCATAGTCTTTCTGCTCTGCTCCTCATGGTGCTGGCCGCAGACATTCTCGCGGAGAAGCGAAGCGACTATTCACCGCCGAGGATCTCGCCGCACAGACCGCTGGCGTGGAATGCCGCAAGGATCTTAAGGTCATTGGCGAGATATCATCGGCGCATGGTGATTTCGATTGGCGTGGCGTCTACGAATGGCAGGGCCGAGTCGAGGAGGCGGCGAAGACATGCAGATAGCAGAAGCCGGAGCGGGAGGGGACGGTGAATACCTTCCCCCTGGAAGCGAGGAGGAGAGCGTTTTGGTCGAGCCACACTGCAGCCGCTGCGGCAGTGAGGTCATAAGCGGCCCATTCCAATCGTGCTGCCCGATCTGCGATCGGAACAACGTCTGGATGCAGCCGTGTTTTATCTGTGGCGAGAAGCGAGTCTATTGCTGTTGCTGATAAGCTGATAAGCTGATAAGAGAAAGGCCCCTACTCTGAGAGTGACATCTCCAGGTAGGGGCCTTTTTATTGGGCCGGTTCTGTGCAAAGAGGACGTCAAGGCAATTTAACCTTGATCCCGATCCAGCCGAGGAACGCCACGACCGAAATCCAGGCTGCATGGACTGCGTACTTTGCCGTCGCCCTGAGCACCTTCCGGCTGGTGTCGATGAAGCGCGCATGGTCATCGACGCGCTCCTTCATCTCCATGACCTTGACATCCAGACACCGGATCATCTTGTGCGTCTCTTCGTTTTGGGATATAATGAGCTGGGCTTCGCCTTGAGTCATGCCTTGCATTACCGACCTCCCGGAGAGCGCCTGTAGCTCGAGCCAAAATAGTAAGCAATCGCCATAATCCATCCGTCGCGCAGCGCCGTGGTCACGTCCTGCACGAGCGTCTGAATGTCGGCGTGCGGTGGATGCGTATTGAAATACCACAAATCGACCGCGAGCAGCGCCGTGATGACGAACACGAGCACGGACGGCGTGTAGTCCTTAACCTCCATCTCGCGCTTGCGTGCGCTGTCGCGGTCCTGGACCTCAAGCTCGATCTCGCGAATCACAGTCTTCGCAGCCTCGGCAGCGGCCTGGGCCGCAATGTTCGCGTCGGGGATAAACTTATTGAGCCCCGTCTCAATGACTTTCGAGATTGCGTCAACTCCGAACATTTACTTTTTCCCTTCCCAGGCCAAACTGAAGTGATTGCCGTCTTTGAACCGTCCGCCCCAGGCCAGCGGCAGGCCTAGCTGCTTGCCGAGATTCTCCCACCACTCGCCGAGGAACTGATAGTCTATGGTCTGCGTCAGGTACTTGCCGGCCAGGTACAGCAGGAGATCGGCCGCGAGCCCGAGGTGGTGGAGCGACCCTGGCATGTGGTCGCTGGTCTTGTCTTTCTCTGTCAGGCGCTCAGTCACCTCGTCAAACGCAACCTCATACCCGAGACTGCGAGCATAGAGGATGAGCTTGGCGAGGCATTCCGTGAACTGGCAGCGTGCTTCGCGGAGCGTCATTTCAGTTCCATCTTTACTATATTAGAGCGTGACTGGAATGTGGTGCGCCGAAGCCGACGCCTTGATCGCGTCGTACTCCGCTTGCGTGATGTCTCGGCGTGAGAGGGCGCGCATCGTCACTCCCTGAACCATCGACCAGTTCTCCTCCTTAGCCGCTGGCCACCAGAGTGGGCAGAGCTTCCACACCGCGTCGATCCGATCCAAGTCGTTGGCGAAGGCCTCGGCCTGGACCGCGCGGATGAAGGCGGGTCCGTCAGGATGGCCGGTCAGCGGCGGCGCAGGGATCGAGGCGGTCGGCGGCGCGTCCCCATCCGCTCTATCCTCGATCTCAACCTCTTCGAGCGGCACGCCCCAGGCTGCGGCAATCTCGGCCTGGTGCGTCGAAGCCGAGACCGTGGCCGGGTCTGCCGGAGTGTAGCCATACTGCCAGTTGTAATAGGCCCCATCGCTCGGACGTTTGGCGTAGCGTTGCATGTGTTAGGCTCCCAGGAGGTCGTAGAGTTTATGTTTGATCGGCCCCATTGCGCGCGCTGCCCAGCGTGCATTAAACCCCAAGCAGCTCATATAGTTTCACGTTCGCAACGCCGACTGTCACGGTTCCGCCGGAGTTGGCAGCTTGAATGCCAATGCTCGTGATCGTGGCATTGGGCAAATCAGCCGCATCCGTACCAGCAGAGTACACGGACTCAGTACTGCTCCCGTCATAGGACGCTACGATAGTCGTCAGCCCGCGGAGATAGCTGGCTGTTCGCGGGCCGATGATAAAGACGACTTGCCCGACACCTGTGGCATTGTTTCCGGCAGCCCAACCACGGTTGGTACCAACCACAGAACCATTGATGGTCAGCCGCCCGGACATGGATTCAGCCGCCCCGACCGCTTTCCGAATGGAAAAGATCAAGACCGCCGAGGAAGTCATGGGGATGCTCAGACTGGAAAGCGTCTTGAGCGTCGTTTGGGTGCTACTCGTGGTCGTGGCCTCGGCGTCGGATGTCGTACGCAGGATCATACTCCCAGTTGACACGGAACCATCAGCCCACACAGGGTTAGCCCCCGCACCCTGTGTCTTGAGGAACTGCCCCGATGTGCCGGGGGCGAGCGCAGCCACCGTCCCGGTACCCGAGAAGTAGAGTGTGCTGCCTTGTGCTGTCGAGGATAAGTTCTGGCCGGTGCCACCCTTAGCTGTCGTAACGCTAGAATCAGCGAGCTTGGCAGTCGTAACATTCGCATCGGCGATTTTAGCTGTCGTAACGCTAGAATCAGCAAGCTTGGCTGTCGTAACATTCGTATCGGCGATTTTAGCTGTTGTAACGCTAGAATCGGCAAGCTTGGCTGTCGTAACATTCGTGTCGGCGATTTTAGCTGTCGTAACAGCGGAAGCATCAATCTTGGCTGTTGTAACGCCTAAATCTGGAATGTCTGAAGAGGCCAGCGTATTCCAGGCCGGAGCGGCAGAGGCGGAACCATCTCCTGTTTGCGTCAGGAACTTCTTCGTCGAAGTCGTGTTTCCTGAAAGCCACGCGGCCTTGACGGTTGACGCAATGTACAGTATCGCGCCGAGCGCAGTAGCCGCCAGCTTCTCGGCTGTACCGCTATCTCCGCCCTGGACGAGATCGCCCTTCGTCTGGATAGCTGTCTGCACGTCCTGCACCGTGATAAGCTCGAGCGCTGTACCTGCTGAATCCCATCTAATATGCTTTTGGGAGCGATTGCTGGCGCTTGTGCCTTCGGGGAAGTCAACATTGGTCTGACTTGATGTGATCGGCAGCTTAACCGATCGGTCAATCAGCTCATCATGCTGCTGCAGGGCCATCGTCAACTTGTCAAGCGCGCCCTCGTGCGTGTTCGCTGGGAATTTATCGTTGGCGACATAGTCGACCAACTGCGTCAGCGGAACCTCGCGCACGATCAACAATTGCTCGAGCGTCGTCGGCGCAGCACCCGATCCAGAGCCCGTGAGTGTCACGTTTCCGCCGGACCCATCGCCCACGCCGGACACGGTATAGTCCGTGGCGATCGTCAGGAGCGTCTTTGCGCCGGTCGAAATCGTGACCTTGTACACATTGAGATGTGTCTCGTCGGTGATCAGGAAGTCGTACGCAAAGATCAGCGTCGAGCCGTTTCCGTTGTAAGACTTTCGGTTTGACGTCGTAGATATTGACATGCCTTGAAATCCTTCATGGAGCAAGGGGCTGTACCGTGCAGTACAGCGCCCTCACTGAACGTCGATGTTGACCGACTGAGACGCCCGATCAATCTGTCGATCGTCAGGCATATCTGGGTTGCGCCAGAACGGGACCGACTTCATCATCTGAGTCTTCAAGCGCCGAAGCTCTTTGATGTCATACTTCAGATCCGGATACTCTTTCAGCGCGAGTAGCTCGGCGCGCTGACGATACATGTCCACCATCTCTTTAATCAGCAGCGCGCGACGTCCATCTGGACCTTCCGTGCCTGACCGATAGATGCCAGAGGCCATGAGGTGCTCGAGCCCATCATGGAGCGTGCGGCCGTTAATGCGAATGCCGCGGCCTGCCTGCACCTGGACGAACTCGTACTGCTCTTCCGTCATCTTCGCGCCGTGCAGCGAGCGATTGATCGGCGTGATCGCGACCTGGTTCTTCACGACCTCGTCGGCCACGGCATCGTGCGTGACGCTCGACGTTGCGACCGGGCTCATACTGCCCCATGACGCGCCACCGGGTCTCAGGATCGGCTCGCCGAAGAGGTTGTATTTCGGCTTGACCGTCTCGGAGAATCCTGGCGTCTTCGACAAGAATGAGTCGACGATCGTCCGCGCATCGCGCAGGACGGGATCGCTGAACTGCGCCACGGCCTTGACCGCGCTCGAGAATGGCAGCGCCGTTGACACTTGATGCTTGATCGCCTGCTCGGCGTAGCGCTCAGGATCTGATACGGCCATCAGGATTTCAGCGAGCCCCTTGACGTACGTCTTGCTGGTGGCATTCTTCGCAGCCGCCACAGCCAGAGCCACGGCGATCTCGTCGTCGCCCTCACCATCGTCATGCTGCCCGATGATGTCGGCCGCGTCTGCCGCCATGCCGACCAAAGAACCGGCCGGCTCCAGGCGATTGTACTGGTACCACTTGTCGCCGACCTTGATCGAATAGGGCTGGTGCGTCAGCAGCCACTGCTCGCGCAGGACCGGATCTTTCGGCCCACCGCCCGTGATCTTCCCTTCGGCCGCGTAGGCTCCGGCCGTCAGCATGACCATGCTGCCGAATGACAGCTTGGCTAGCGCCAACTCACCGCGAGCCCCTCCAGCCTGGATCTCCTCCCAAAATCCTTTTGTCACCAGGGCCATCGGCGTGCGCTCGCCGGCAAACTTAAAGATATTGATAGGCGTCCTGACAAACGGCATGGCCAGCCGGCCGAGTGGCGTGGAAGCCACGGCCTGGATCTTTTGGCCTGTCTCTCCAAGGTCTCGGGTGAAGGTCGCGTAGGTCGCGTATTCCTCTGCGGCCCTCTTAATGTCTTCGCTCGGATTGGCCAGGCCGTGCTCGACCATCTCATTGATCTTGCTTGCCGCCTCCTTGCCCGTCAGTCCAAGGACGCTCACTTCCTCGTAGGCATCGCGCAGCGCCTGGGCGCGAAGTTCGGCGCGATAGGCTATCGCCTTAAAGAACTCATCAGAGGCCAGCAGCGCGCGACCGGGGACGCGGATGGCCGTACCTATCCAATCGACTGCTCGTCCAGGCACGCCGGTCAGATTCAGCGTCTCAGACGAGATCGCCCTCCGCCGCTCCTCCATCTTCGCTGCGCCGAACTGAGGGGCGTCATCAAGCCAGGCCTTCTTCGCTGCCGCGAGGGCGTCGACAAATCCTTCGATGGTGCCGCGAACCATGGCGGCGGCTTCGCCTGGCGCAGTGCTGCTCCCGAAGACTCGTGACAGCGCACGCTCGGCAATACCGATAGGAATGACGGTCAGATTGCTCGCGATATTCACGATATGCGTCTTCGGTCCTGAGAGCAGGCCGTTGATCCACATCTCGGTGAACATGTCCCACAGGCCTGGCTGCACCATGCCCTTTGCGAAGACCGCAAGCTCGTCCTGGCTCTTCAGACTGGAGGCCAACTGCGCGATCCGCTCGGGCGACTGACCGAACTTCAGCTTTCCCATCAGTCCGGAGAACTGATCGAGGAACCTGTTCAGGCCGGCCACGTCGGGATCTTCGCTGTCGAAGATCCGCATCGAGCGCCCCGTTTCCGAGCGAACCGCTCGGCGCTTCGGGTCGAGCTCGAGCCCGTGGTAGTATAGCTGTTTCAGGAACTCGTCGAGTGCTTCCTTGTCTGGATTCTTCGGATCGATCTGCCGTGCCAGCGTCATCACGCGCTCGCCAGACTTGGCGATCACGCGGGACATGGCATAGATCTCGGCATCGTTCATCGTCGTGCCAGGCATCATCCGGCGAATGGACCCGGGCGAGATATGGCCTAACTCGACCATTAAATAGCCCCCCGCCTTCACCTCGTTGTCATGGCGCGTGTGATGTCCGGCCACATGGTAGTCTTCCAATTCTTTATTGTAGAGCGCGCGGAACTGCGACGGCGTCCAGGATCTCTCTTTCGAGGCTTCTTGTGCTGCCGCGATTGCCGCCTTCTGGCCTTCCGTGCGAGCCGGCTTCGTCAGCGCGGACTTCTGTTCCACGACCAGGTCGGTGACCTTCTTGAGTAGCTCTGGCGTCATGGCAGCGCCGAGCCCTGCACCGATAAACGCATTCCGCAGGCGGTCTTCTTCGTCGCCAAGCAACGGCCCCACGACTGCGCCGGCCACGATACGGGCCACGAGCATGGTCGTCATATAGCTGGCCTTGCCGGCTTCGCCCAGGCCTTCCTTGAATGGGAGATCCAGCGTGCCTTCCGCCTCAGATTTCTCGATCAGGCGCTTCAACGACGCGCCCATTGTCTCGACCGCCTCGCCAGCCCTCAGGCCAGCCTCAAGCTTGGCACCTACCCACAGCGCGGCCTGGTACTCGCGCGGGGCGATACCAAGCTTATCAGCCTCTCGACGGACGACCGCCGTCATATATTGGTATTGCGATGGCGTCAGCCCAGCATTTGGGTCGAAGCCGAAGATCTTGGCCATCCAGCCGTCGTTTGTGACAGCGTTCAGGTCGCCCCACAGATTCGCAAAGAAGCTCGACACCTTCGGGCTATCATCGCCGAACGGCAGGCCAGCCGCAGCGCGCTCAAGGTTAGATTTGTTAAACTGGTCAGTAAAAGGGTTGCCGAGCTTCCAGTCCAGGTAAGCGTTCATCGCCCTTTCGATGTTGCTGTTCTTGCCCCCTGCGACCGAAGTCCGTGGCGACGTTGCCGCCAGGAAGCGCATAAAGATCGGCGCGTCTGGACCGAACAGGCGCTCGATCTCCTTGCGCGCGTCATCGTACCAGTGTTTGAGGAATTCTCCGCGCTGGTATAGGCGCGTCAACTCGTCGGTCGATGGCAGGTGCTTATCGGCTTTCTCAAGGATCTCCCGATACTTCACCTTCGCCTTCTCGTAGACGGCCTTCATGTCCTTCGGCAAAATGCGATCGGCGATCCCGTCCGGAAGCTGGCTGAGTAGCTGTTCGCGAAACTGTTGGAACGTGATCTTGGTCGTGCCGTGATGTTCGGCGAACACACCCGCACCGACTGCGGCCAGGTTGTTCCTGAGCGCGACGGACAGCGGAGCGTCTGGATTGGTGAGCACAGCCTCTCGGCTGATGATGTCGCTCGCGGCCGACGTAAAGCCGGACAGGCTCTCCATGAGCGTCCGGTGCTCCGAGGCACCTTCGGCCGGCGCATGCTTGGCGCGCTCGAGCGCAATGTCAAACACTTTTTGTACTTGGAACTCCCCGCCATGCGCGACCGCGGCGGCTGCCTGCAAGAACACCTCGACCTCGAGCGCATCGACCGCGCCCGGCACTTTCAGCTTCTTGGCGTGCGCTTCAAACGCCTTGCGCTCGCCGGCCAGCGAGAAGTCAGCGCCCACCTCGAAGTGGATCGCGTCATGCACGGCACGGAACTTCCAGTTATCCTCGAGCCCAAAGAGTGGATGATCGGAGTTATCGGTCGTCACTTTCAGGACGCCGTTCTCCATGTCCTTGAACATCTCCTCGGCCGTCTTGTATGGCTGGCCGGTGACCTTCTCAAGCCGGTACTTCTTCGCCACGGTAGGAAACAGCCGATCAGTCTCGGCCCGAAGCGCGTCCCATTTTGGCACCGCGCTATGATCCAGGACTGGCGCACGATCGTAGATCATGGCATCCGCCAGATCCCGCCCGGTCATTTCTTCTGCCGGCACGTAGGAGTGGCCCTTGGCGTTCTTGTCTGCGCTGAATGCGCCAGGCGTATTCTCGCCGACCTTCTCCTCGAGGCGCATGAAATGGACATCGGGACGTCCGTCACGCTCTAGGTTCCAGTTCGGAGGCGCGAGCTTCTCGTCAAACTTCACCACCTCGTACGTCTTGAAGCCAAAGCGTTTGTAGTAGTCGGACAGGAAGCCGCTGAAAGCATCCAGCTTCTTCGCCCCGTTCCGCAGCGCGTCCTTGATCGCGAGCGCGCCTAGGCCTTTCACGTCGCTGTTGTTGAAGACCGACTGCAGGTCGCCGTCCTTTGTAACGAGATAGCCAGCCTTGCCGTCAGGCGACATCTTGACGTGTCCGCCCTCTAACAGAACATTATTGACATCTCCGGGCAGCATCGTCGTGAGGTACTGCTTGCGTGGGCTACTGTTGCGAGCCTCCAGAAACTCTTCGGGATTAGCATCTTTAAACGAGACGGGTGGCGCAACTTCCCCGGCGGACTCCTCGCGCTTTTTCAGCGCTGCGGCAGCGCGATCCCTCGCGGCCCTCGCACCGCTGACAGCCTTCCTGGTGACGCCCGTGCCGGCTAAGTTCCATGGATCGACCACAAGCTCGCCGACCGTGGCGATCACGGTCATAATGGCTGGTGCGATATCTGGATGGTTCGCCAGGAAATTCTCGACGGAATCTCGCCCCCCCGCGATGGCTTCAGCCCACTCCTGAGCGTTGATGCGATCGCCGAGCTTGGCGGCGGTAGCACCACGAACATAATCTGCCGGCATGGCCAGAACCATGTCGACCAGTTTTTGCGATGCTTCGCCCGTTAACTCAGATCCGGGAGGGCGGTTCGCGGGATCGAACAGGCCCTCGTCGCGACCCCTCATGGGTTGCGTCAAGCTGGGGTGAAGCGGGTCTCTCTCAGGGTGAAGCGGGTCTCTAAATCCAAAACCGCCGGCAGCCTCAATCTCTTCACTCCTGGCCCGAGCCATACCGGCCGGGCTTTCTTCGTCAATCTTCTGCCGGCGCATGGACAGATATGCACTGGCCTCGCTGGAGCCCTCACGAGGGGCCACGCCTACGTCGTCGGGCTTCTTGGGAACGATCCATATTTCAGTTACTACAGTTATGTCTTCGCCGGCCGGGCTCTTCCTGGTCACGTTCATGAAATGGGTTAGTCCTTTGCTTGCCGCCGGTTCTACTGCGGTTACGGAACTTACTTACTGTCCACCCTGTCCTTGGCCGTGGAGCCGCTCTTCTAGTTTCTTGAGCCAGACAAATGCATTAAACCGATCGCGGGAGATATCTCCGCGGTTGAAGGCGTTCCGGGCCTCGTCGATACTTTTCATTGGGAAGGCTTGTGTTGCCGATCTGAAGGTGTCCTCGATCTCTGGTTTTATCACGTCGTAGAAAGCACCAAGGGCCTGTTCGGCGAGCTTGTAGACGTCGGTCCTCTTGTCTTTTACGGTAAGCTCGTAGTACATTTTTAATGCCCCAGCCTGCGCGAGGCCGAGGGTACCGCTGGTTATTCTCCCCATTATTCCGGGCGGTGGCAGGAAAAGCGCTCGCAGGTGTGCCGCCCCCCTTGACACGTCATTTTGACGATCTTGGTCTGCCTTTGTCTCGACCGCCCTTTGCTGCCCAGCAATTGCCTCAACAAAACTCCTCAGCGTAGGGGTCGAGATATAGCCATCTAGTGCGTATCGCATAACAAGAGGAATGAGTTTTTTACTATTCGGATCAGAAAGCCATTTATCGTACACGTCTATCAAAGCGGACGGGTTGTCGCGGATGGTTTCATCGTGCTCCTGGATGTGGTCATAATAATCCCTGACTGGCTTGTAGTAGTCGCCTAGCAACTTGGAATTATCTTCGATCTCTTGTCGAAGACCTGGGTCTCTACGACTGATCCTGACATAAAAATCGTTGGCCACATCCCTCCGATGCCGCTCCTGCGCCGCCAAGACGGCCTCCTCCTCTCCCTTCTTTTCCGCTCGTTCGCGCCTCATGGCGAGATCTGCCATATTGGAAAAATCCGAGACAACCGGCCCTGGCAGTCTGTCGAAAAAGCCTTCATTCCGCATATTCAGAAACCGTTTTGGATCTTCGTTGGCTAACATCGCGGCTACGCCACGGTGGAGCGTCTGGTCGTACTCTTGGGTTAAACTTCGAATATCATCCGGAGTGAAGACGAGTTGGTTATTTAATAGTTCGAAGATCCGCTCTCGATATTTGTAGAAGCCGGTCTGGTCGCCGCCGCGCAGCATTCTGATAGCCTCAATTCTATTCTCGTCGGCCATTGCCTTGATTCTAGACGCGCTCTCGCCGACAAACTGCTTGCGGCGGTTTTCCTTAAACCATTGGTGCTCCCCCTCAATTATCTTGTTTTTTGCTGCCAGCCCTGCCGCGTAGACGGCCGGGCGACCCAAGAACGGTCGGAGCTGTTCACCTGCATTCTTTTCTATTTCCTTTTCTTGTTCTTCCCAGTTCCCGCCTTCGGTTCCGACTTGCCGCATGCGGTCGTACATTGAACTGTACTTATCGCGTATATTCTGAGATAAGGCGTGCTGCAACTCTTCGCCTGCGATGTAATCTTTAAGCTTGCGCTCTTGCTCGGAAAAGAGCACGGACAACTGTGTGGCGCGCGCGAACGTGTTGCTCGCACTTAAGCCTGCCTGCACCATGCCGGCACCTATGCCGGTGTCGATCGGCTGCGGCGGCTGTCCTGTTGCGGGTGGCTCAAATACTTCCCGCTTGTGTAGTTCAAGTCGTGGCATTATTCCTCAACCCTAAGGAGTTGACGAGGTGGCATTCCTCAACCCTAAGAAGTTACCGAGATCGACCCCGAATCCTGACCTCCCGTACGCCGCTGCTATCCCGAGGTTGCCGATTCCGCCGATGAGCGTGCCAGCCGCAGCCCACCGAGACTGCGCCTGCGCGGTCGAGCCCGTCCGTCGCATAATCTCGGCTGACCGCATGTAGCGCGCCGACTCGTATTCGCCGGCACGGTACATGGACATGACGTCCTTCTCGGCGAGATCTAGCGACTCGCGCATCACGTCAAGCGGACTGCCGGTCATGTCGACTCCGGATTTCGCGGCACCCGCGCGCTGCTTCATGTACATGCGCCGTGCAATCAGGTCGTATCCGGATATGCGATCGGCGACGGAAACCTTCGATTGCTTCGCATCCTCTTCAAGCAGTACGGCGTTCTCGTACGCCGCAGCCCTCTGTGCGTTACCGGCATCGATCTGGCCCTTTGCGGCTGTCGCCGTTCCGGCCAGAGACGCAACCGCAAGAGCAGCGGCCGCCATTTGCATTGGTGAAGATTCAGACTCAGCCATTAGTCACTAACCTCCAGCAATCCAAAGATCGCCAGGACCGTAAACGGCAATGGCTGAGTCTGCTGGATTGTGATCTGATTTTTCTGCGACCACCCGACGTTCGCGACGTTAATATGGGTCGAGATAAGCTCGGGCGCACTGTCCATCTCGTCGTCTGACGTGCGAGACTCGTACAGATCGCCATTAATGGTGATGCCGAGCGTCTCGACCAGCGTCACGCCAATGCGCGCCCAACGCTTATTTCGACCAAGAGACGTGCCTTTTTGTAGCTGCACTTCGGGCTCGAGTGTCACGATCTTCGGCGTATAGGGCAGGCCGATCTCGATCGACGTAGACGAATTGCCGTCGAGAGTGACGTTGCCGCCAGACGTCACGGTCGCGCTGGGATAGGCCGCGCCGTCTCCAACGATGTCGACCGTCTCCGACCTGATATGATACGCGCCGGTCACGACCGAGGCCGCTGTGCCACTGTAGGTCAGCGCAGCGTCCGTCGCTAGCGCAGTGTCAAAATATTCAACGTATCGGACGTCGCTGCCGCTGATATTGCGCTTCACCAACGCCCAGGTTTGGTCCTCGTCACCGGACGGCGCTGGAATCGATGCAAACGACTCGAAGTTGCCGTCGGTGATATGGCGAGCCCAGGCGACCACTTCCTGCTTTGGCATGTAGGTCAGCGACAGGCCCACGCCGTCCGCTCGAGCCAGCCAGATCACGCTGTCCGGCTCCTGCTGGTAGGACATATCGCTGATCCCGCCCTCGGTGATGTGCTCACTGACAAGCGACAGGTCTGGAGATTCGTACGCGTTAGTGTCGAACACAAAGCTCGCATGGCGCAGCTTTCTGCCGGCTCGCTGCACGTACAGCGTCGACGTATCGATCTGTAATGGAGAGATAGTGTTTGATCCGTACCGCGTCTCGGGACGTACGCGCACGTTGCTCGGCGTGATTGGGTCGTCATTGCCACCGCCGCCCATCGAGAACTCGCCGCCAACGGTCCCGATAAGCAAGGTCGTGGAGGACGAGAGCCAGCGAATAGCGTTCACCTTGTTCGAGGCGAGCTTGTATGTAAAGGCGTCGGCATCAGCCGTGCCAGGCGTCATGTCTTCAAAGTCTGCAGACTTGCTGCCCCATATGTTTTGAGGCTCTTCCTTTGAGCCGGCCAACACCAGCCGCTGCTCGTGGAACGTCACGGCCGCGGGGAAGCCGCGATGCGCCGACCAGGCCCCCTCGCGATAGACCGCGCTCGCAGTGGTTCCGCCAAATGCCGACTTAACGTCAGCGGTGACGACGGTCGTGCTCGTAAAGCCTGTAACCTTGGCGTATCCCCACGTACTCCCGTGCTTCAGCCGCCAGAGATATCCAACGTGGTTTGCGTTGAACAGCGCGGCCGACGCAGTGAGTGTAATGCCGCTTCCGCTTGCTGCGCTCGGCGTGATCGTGATCGCCGTCTCCTCGTCCATGTATGGGCCGTCGATCCAGTCGACCTGGGTCAGCGTCCATGACGTGTGAGACGAGCGCGTGAGCTTGCGAGGTGCGTAATCCTGGTGTGTAAAGTAGATCGTATCGGCGTTCTGCGCGAATTTAATCTCGAATAGATCCGTCTCGTCGTACGGCGTGCTGATCTCAACAATCTTCGCAGCCGTGCCGCCAGAGACGTAGGTCGTGTAGGCCGAGCTGTCGACGCCGGACAACTGAAACGTATTTGTCGTCGTGCCGGCCACCGTGAACTCACGGTTATTCAGCTCAGTCATGCCGACGATGCCGGTGATGACAATGCGGTCGCCGTTGCTGAAGCCGTGAGCGACAGAGGTGATGACGCATGGGTTGGCCTTCGTTGCGCCAGAAATATTGACGGCCGTGTTCGTGATGATGCCGCCGTCCTTGTAGAAGCGCATGTACTCATCGCCCATCTCGATGATGTAGGCCTGCGTGGTGCTGAACTCGAATGGGACGAGCCGAACCTGCTTCGTCGAATCCTTGACGGCCGCGACAAAGCGCAGCCCTGGCCGGCGCGTCACGCCACCGTGCGGCAGTGGGAGCAGGTTCTCGAGCGTCTCGCACCCGTGGTTCCGCTTCTCGAAGTCGACGCGAGACGACAGGCGGGGGCTTATCTCCCCCGACGTGAAGTTGTTCTGGATCGGATAGGTCGACATCGTAGCGTACCGTACAGTCGTTATGTGCGCGCGTCGGACAGTTCGCTGGATTCGATGATTTCCGTCGTGCCTTCCTGTCCGTCCACGCCCTTGGCGCGCCTCAGCTTGTCGTTGTATTCCTGCCACTTCTCCGCGGCGAGGCTCTGCTTGCCGGTGATGCCATGGCACAGTTCGAAGGCCAGTCGAGCCTGCAGGCAGTCGGTGAACAGCACGTCAAACTGCTGCGGATCGGTTTCGCGCTTGACGAAGAGAATGGAGCAGGACGATTCGTCCGTGAGAATGGCACGGCCCTCCACCTTCCATTCGAGCTTGTCTTCGTCGAGATCGGTTTTGATCACGCGGAGACAATCGGACGGAAGCGTGTACGAGTAGCTGTAGCCCCAGGCGGGTTCATCCGAGTCCTGCGCGAGCTCTTGTCGCTTGAGCGCAAAATTCCAAATGTGGTCGCGCAGTACGGCATCGCGGGTCGGTTCGTACAGCCGATTGCACAGCCTGGCGCGTACGGTATTGTCGGTCAGCGCGGTGATCGCATCCTCGCCGAGCTTGGCGAGGGCGTTGCTGCAAATAGAAACTTCCGTGACTGTGGCCATGTTCTTTCCCTAAAGAGAATGGGGAGCCCAGGATCACTGAGCCCCCCATATATCGCCCTAGCCCTTGTTCGGAACGCAGGCGATCCAGCCCTCGAGCACCGCCCCTGCCGGCCAGGTGCCTCCGGCCACGATTGCCTTCACGTCGATCGGAGCTTTGCTGTCGTAGGTGAGCAGCAAGGCCGACGCCGCGTTCGTTCCCGTGCCGAGCGCAACGCCTTTCGCGTTGGCACTGGAAATGTCGCGCCCGTCTTCGAGGACGTCAGTCTGAGCCGACACGGAATCGCTGTCCCGCTCAGTGTACGCCGCCAGCCCGATGTCCAGCGTTCGGGAGGTGCCAAACGCCGTGAACCGGCAGAACGAAAGCTGTTTCAGAATGTGGCCCTGGCCTGCAGGGATGCGGGTCAGGATGGCCGAACTGCCATCGTCTCCGGCCGAAGAGCCTTGCGTGTGTTTGAAATACAGATACCGAACGGATGCGCCCTCCTCGAAGTACGGATTCATCACCGCAGGAGTGGCGTCCTGGTTCGTCACCTGAGTGGATTTCTCGGTTGTGACTGCCATTGAATGATTTCTCCCAAGTTAAAGCGGAGGACGAGCAGCCCTCCGCAATTCAGGTTACTGTGCGTACCTTATTGGTACGCAACCTCGACCACACCCTCTTCCATCACGCGAGTGGCCCCTATGGACGTCGACGCATATACCTGGGTGAGGTAGTGCTTGGTCGGCAGACGATCGATCTCAACCTGCACGTCCTGCGCCAGCGCCACGCCCAGGCTGTCCCTGTGGAACGCCAGGCCGTAGTACACGTTGGATTCGGCCGCGAAGTTGTAGACGACCCACCGGAAGCCCATGAACGAATTGATCTCGCCCGTGGTCAGCAACCGAACCGCGTTGAAGTCCGCGCTGGTCAACTGAGACACGCCGAGCAAATCCTCGAGCCCGTTCGACTCGATCACGAAGTACCGATTATCCATCGGAACCTCGGCCGCATTAAGCATTCGATGGGCCTGCAGGATCTTGGCCAGCGTCATGCCGGCTGAACCGTGTGCGATCTTCTGGGCGGACGGAAGCGTCACGGTCGTGGTTCCAGTCTCGCCGCTGTATGCACTGCCGCGAAGCGCATCGTAGATGACGTCGTCGAGCTTCCGGCCGAGCGCCGACGCCGCGTTCTGCGCGTACGGGCTCTGCGGATCGATCAGCATCTTCAGCCGATCTTCCTTGTCGATGTAATCGTTCCAGTAGTAGTCGGCCAGAGTGACCATCCGACGAGTGTGGAGCGAGTCGACGATGTCCTGCTCGGAGTGACGCGACGTTTTCTGCAGCGCCTCGCTAGCAGCCAGTCTCTCGAAGAAGGCCTGCTTGCCCGTGACCATTTCGATCCGGCCGGTCTCGCGAAGCTTCGAAGCCTTCTGTTGATACAGCATAATAAGATTGTTCTTATACTGCTGAACAAATGAAGTTGTGACAGAGTTTGCCATGGTGGCTATACCTACCTAAAAAGTGGCGGGAACAACAAAATTGTGGCGGCGGGTTGTCTCCGACGAGACCCGACCTTGCACGCTAACGAGCGCACCTTGTCGTGCGGAATTGTCCGCAATCAGCGAGGCCGGATCGGTTGTCTCGCTCAGTTCATTAACTGGTACCAGGCCTGCACTTCCCGGATGCGCTCATCGCGCCCGGTCGTGCCAGGGTTTGACCAGTATAAATCTTTAGTATCTCTGAGGACGGCGTTAATCTTCGCCAGGATCTCTTCCTTGGAGCCGGCGTTATCGGGAGGAAGGTTGACGACGCCAGACTCCTGCAGCTCCCTGCCGAACTTATAAAAGAGTTGAATGACTTCGGGATCGTTGGCGAGGCCGCTGTTTGCGATCTTCTCCTGCAGCTTCGCGCCACCGAAGTGCGCGATCGTCTTCATCGCCAGGCCGTAGTTGCGATCGAACGCTGCATCTCCCCACGCATCCATCAGCGCGCGGACGCCATCGTCTGCTGCCTTCTTCGGGTCGGGTACATTATCGGTCATGAATTTCGAGAGGTGCTCGACTATGCCCCTGTGCTGATCTTTCGAGAGCCCGAGGCTGTGCGAGTGATCGCGCAGCGACTTCTCAAACTCTAGATTCGGCTTGATGTACTCCGGCATCCGCATCTTGGCGTCGTAGCCTTCCGGCTTCTCGGGACGACCGAGCTTGCCGTAGATGCCGTCCATTTTCGCTTTCCGCTCTTCCGGCTTGTCTTTCTCGCCGGGGAGCCTGATCGACGCGCCAACGAGCTTGTGTGCTTCGTTGGCCGACTTCAGGACTTCACCGAGGGGCTTGTCCTTGAAACCCTGAAAAAAGCTTTCACCTCTCAGGTCGGCCGGAATATGATCCTGCCAATTGACCGCCTGTGGGGTGTCTGTCGGGTTGGGGTTGGGCTGCTGACTGTCAGGGGCTGGCGCTTGACCTGGCTCTGGCATCACTTCTCCTCATCCTGAATGTCCTGCTCTAGGGCGGCAGGATCTCCGTGAATTTGGCTGTTCATATACAACACAACTTTGCGCTCGCCCTCCTTCTCGGAGGTGACATAGGGATTGACTGGATCGAACGATGTACGCTCGCTGAATCGTGCAATCAGATCGGCGAGCACTCGCTTGCCCGACGTGGTCCCAAGGGTCTGCTTGTATGCGCGCATCAACTCCGCGCGCTCACGCAGAATCTGTCCTGGCGTGCGCGTGTCCATTACACTCCTGCCGGCTCTCCGGCCATTTCTTGCGCTGCCGCAAAATCCTTCGTTGCAGCGCTGATTGTTTTCGTGGTCTGTGCAGCCTGGGCGAGCTTGTTTTTCTCGACCATCTCCATCTGCGCCTGCGTGCGGGTATCGCGGATCTCCTGCACTTTATCTTTCGACCGTATCATCTTAGCCGGCAAGCCCGAGATGTTTGCGCCGTGTCGAATCATCTCATCCGTGTCCAGCACGTCCAGCGCCGAGGCGTCCCTCGACACCCCCACCACAGACGCAGCCAGGGACATCGTCTTGCTGATCGCCGTCACGTCGCCCGAGCGCTGTGCGCGAGCGAGTGGGCCTTCATACTCGACGTCTATATCAACGGGACCGCCGTTCTGGCCGGCTTCGTAGACCTGCGCGGGAGGCATCGGCAGCTTGCCGTTGCGGAAGGCGATGCCGAATGCGCGGTCCACCATAGGACCGAGGAAGTCAAACTCGAGACTGCCGAATGCCGGCCCGAGCACCTCTCGCATTAACTCGAGCCGGCGCTCCACCTCGGTGGCGGTGATGATGGTCTTGTCGGGAAGCTGTAGCTGATCGGAAAAGAAGATCGATCGAATGCTCTGCCGGCGCTGCTCGGTCAGCGCGGCGTTCACCTCGAATTTATGCCCGAACCCGATCGGCTGCAGCGCGTCTTTCTCGCGCACGATATTGATCGCGCTCGGCACGAAACTGATACGGCCGACGATGCCATCGTCCAGGGCGGTCATCGGAGGATCGATCGCCTTCTGCCAGGCCTTGAGCGTCAACTCATCGGCTTTATTCAGCGTCTTGATGTCAGGCAGGGCAATGTCGCCAGGTCCGCGTCCGTACTGTTCGCCGGACGTCTTTGACCAGCGCGTGACCATGAACGGGAACTCGTCAAACCCGCCCTCCTCGATCTTTTTTGTGCGGTTATCGTTGATGATCTCGACATAGCAGGACATGAACGGCTTGCGGCCGGAAGTGTATCCAGGCACGCCCTCACGCGGTTCGACCGCATGGAGGATATTTATGTTCTCGTAGGGATTCTTCTCGTGCTTGCGCTGCGAGTCCTCGGACAAGGCCTTGAGGCCCCACTCGCGAGCCGCTGCATCCAGCGTCATGGGAAGGTATGTATAGCAGACGTCGACGCGGCCGCTGGCGTTCTCGGAGATACAGTAGCAGCCGACTGGAATCGACCGGAACTGGAATCCGCCGAACCATCCGCGCTTGAGCGGTGCTTCCTCGAAGAGCATGTTGCCGGTGCCGAATGCGCCGAGGTCTTGGTAGAACTCGAGCACCTCGGTGTTGAAATTCGATGCCTGGAACAGTCCGTAGAGAATGTTCGCGCACCCGTCGAGCCACTCGCGCACGTCTTGAATTTCATTCAGGAACGGATCGGCCATCTTGAGCGAGAACCAGCGCACGACCGGCGACGTCATCGCGGAGGAGATGAACGCAGAGAGATCACGGTTCGCCTTGATCGCCGTAGAGTCAAACAGCTTCTCGGTCTGCTTCGCGCCGTCAGCCCTGCGAACCGTAATGTTCGAGCGCTTCGGCATGATGTAGTCGGCTTGCTCCTGCCAGAGGTTGTCCCAGTTCCGACGAGCCTCTCGCATGGTTTTGTAGCGCTTGTGGATCTGATCTGATTTGGCTGGCATTAGCGACCTAAGTATGATGCGAATCCGCCGAGCGGGGTCGGCATCGAGCCGAGTGCCGGTTGTGACCCGAGTACCGGTTTGGCCGTGGTGGCCAGCCCTTCAACGCCGCGCTGGCTCGTCCTGAGGACGCGAGCGCGCGCTTGCTTAATCGAATCTGGCAGCAGATCTTTTATCGACTCGGCGGTCTTTGGCGCGACCTTTTCAACGATTTCCTGAGCCGGAGTTTTGGGGTCCGGCAGCGGTTCAGGCTCGGGAGGCGCGGGTGGTTTATCTTCGTCCCCCGCATTGACCGCCTGGTGTATTTGTACCGCCGTCGTCGTTGCTGCCGCGGCTGTTATGGCTACCTTGGCTATCAAAGCCCATTCTGCTGGTGTCATGGGCATCTCCACGTGGGCAGGCTGTTGCAACGGCTGCGCCTGGGTATCGATGTGACTGGGTCCATTTTTTTCTCGTGAGTCGGTATATGTATACGTCCCTAATCTGTCCGCACTCTACCGTGAAGCGCGGAAGCTTGGCGACTCGTTCGAACCCGAGCCAGGCCATGAACATGGCCGCATGGCGCAGGTACGTGGCGGCATAGACCGCCTCGACGTCGTAGTTGTCGAACACCATCTGCAGGCCGCGCCGGCAATACTCGAGCGCGGGTCGTCCCCTACATGTCGGCTCGCATTCGAAATGCACAATCAGCCGCAGGCCCGGCACGTATTCGTACACCCCGGCGTGATAGGGCGGCTTACCGTCCGAAGATGCTGTAGTCGGATTCGGCGATGGGGTTGTCGGGGTTGTCGGAGTTGTCACTGAACCGCACCTCGCGCTTGCCGAAGACCGCGTAGTCGTTCTCGGCCGTGAGTTGCCGGCGCGATTGTTCGCCGTCTAGTCGCACGCCGAGGGCGAGATACCGGAAGGAGTCGGCAGGGTTGCTCGACCAGTTATGCTCGGGCGTGTCCTTGAAACAGTAGCGCTCGTCGTCGTACTCCTTATGATAATCTAGCAGCGCGTCGAGGCCGGAGTGCCTCTGATCTTTCCCGTGCGTCCATTTCTTGCGATCGCACTTCTCGTCGTCGAAGTAGCACAGCGGCAGGATCTTGCGGCTCGCGTCGATGCCCTCCTTGACCGGCACCTTCTTCAGGACCGTGTACGGGCCGACTGCGAGATCGCGAAAGGTTTCCTCGCGCGTCAGGCCGGAGGACAGTTCGTGCTGTCGAATGTCGTGCGGGAGAAAGTGGCGAGCGTAGACGTATGGCTTCTCTTTGCAGATTTTTGCATAGTGCGGTAAGCCTTGTCCGCTCGCTAAGTAGAAATCGATGACGTTCACACGCTGCGGCTGGGGAAGCTGTGCGAACCACAGCGCGTTTGCATCGCCGAACCCGAGATCCCAGGAGACGAACACGGGCAGCGCGGGAATCCAGTCGACCTTGCAGACGTGGCCCTCGTTTCTTAGCTTGACAATCTGCTGGCCGTAATAGGAGCCCTGCTGTGAGCCGGAGAAGGAGCAGAAGTATTCCTGCTGAACGAGATCCTCGTCCATGCCGCGATCGACCTCCTCTTGAATGTCGGAGGCCGTCACGACCGGCGAGCCGTCGTCACGCCGCGTGTCGCTCACGGTGAGGAGCTGTGCAAACCATGACGCGCCCTCGCGCATCTTCTTGAGCGCCACTTCGTAAATGTCATGGCCGTGGTTTTTGCCGCGAGGGGTGAACACAAACACCGCCCACCCCAAGTTCTCGGTCAGGATCGGCGAGACCAGGTTCCAGCCGCGAGGGTTCTGAATGGAGAATTCAGAGAACACGCAGCCGACGGGATTCGTGCCGACGATGTTGTCGATCTTGTCGGATCCCACGACCTGAATGATCGATCCGTTCTTCAACGTGATCTGCATCTCGGTTTCGTTTTTGTCGGCGACGATCTCGGCGGGGATGTAGTTAAGGAACTTCACGCCTTCCCGGTCCATGCCGTCCCACAGCACTTTCCGTCCCTGGTTGAATGTCGGAAAAAAGTAATAGTAGGTGCCGACACGCTTCAGGGCCGCGATGACCAGCCATTGGAGCACGGTGAGATCCTTGCCGGCTCTGCGGTGCCAGACCAGGACCGCGCGCTTGATGCCGCGCGCCATGGCCTGCAGGAAGTCGCGCTGGTAAGGCCTTGGCTTATACCGGAACTTAACCTGGAGGGGGATCGCGATATCGCTCATGTAATTACTCGTACGAGGCCGGAAGATTTCACGGTCTATTTTCAATGGTCGTTGAAGCGGGGCCGCTCACTGAAAGTGGCTGGCCGCCCTGGGCTCGTGGGCGATCGCACGTCCTATGGCAAACCTGTGCGAACTAGGGCCTGTTCTGGGGATGTACCGTGCCGTACAGGACCGGGGATAGTTTCAAAAAATTGGTAGCCGACAGAATGGATTCCCACGCGGCGTGCGCGCTGTTGACTTTTATGGGGTGCCGGGGGGTTAAAGGGGGTCTGAATAATCGTCTGCCCCTTCCAAGTCTTCAATAAATACAACGACTTCGGAGGGATCATACGCTCGTCCCAAGGAGGCCGAGAGGAGGCCATGCTCTGTAGCAGGCTGGTAGCAGGCTGGTAGCAGGTGGGTCTATTGTTCAGCAATATCAACGACTTCGCCGCCAATAACTGATTCTTGATTAGTCACCACCTCGACCGGCTTGGCCCAATCGGGCAGCACGATCTCCACTATCAGTTTAGAATTCTGAGACGAAGATTCCTTGGAAGGCAGCGCATCCACGAGGTTTGTCAGGGCGTCAGCAGCCCTTAGCTGGGCCAAGTGGTCGGCATACTCGACGATCTCGGGCTCGCCGTCCCGGTAAACGACCGTGCCGGCCTTCTTCGCCTCGAGCTTTTCGACGTACTTGTCGATGGCCAGCCTGAGCAGCCTGACGCGCTCCGGGTCGTCGATCCCCGCTGACTTGAGCAGCCGATCGCGCAGCTCGGCTCGTGTAATTCCCAGGAACCTTTCTTGGCTTAACTTCTGTGCAGGCACGTGCCGTCCGGTCGACGGCGCGACCTGGCCGGCCGTAGGTTCAATAATCATACAGTCTTTCGGTGTCGTGTGAATTCACGACCTAAACCCGCAATAAAACATGCTAGCAAGTTGCACCAGCGATATGTCTTCTCTTCTCTTCTCTTATTCTTCTCTTATTCTTCTCATTCTCTTCTCTTAACATGTCATGTCATGTCATAACGGGGCCATGGCATGGGAGTGGAAGGCAGTCAACAGCCTTTGACAATTGTCTGGACGTTGGGTTGACAATGCGTGGACGATCGCTCGCACTCACCTTCCTGCACCCATGTCGGGCTCGCGCTCCGCGATTGCACGCCGTCCACAAACCCTTCCGGGCCGAGCTACAGCCGGGTCATAAAAAAATAAATCTTCGTACTTTTCATGACGCACGCCCACGCATCCGTGTCGTGCATCGCGAGGCGCATCATCGTACATGAGATCCTCGAGGGGCGCTGCATGATCGAAACCATGCGGGGGCAGATCAGCCGTCGTCACACAATTGATCGCGCAACGTCGCCACAACCGTCGCGGCGAATCGACGCACGACCTAAAATGCTAGACGGCACGGCAGTGCAGTGAGACTGCAGGCTGCTCGCTGTGTCATGGACGCGAGCCAGCGACAGGGCCAGGCTCCATGAGCGACCCAGGCCTATCCACCCCTCACCGAGGAGTGCGCTGCCGGAATTAAGGGATGTGTGTGTAGTGCTCTTTGCCTGGTCCGCGCAGGATCTTTAGTCGGATGAACTTAACCTCATCGGCGGACAGGAGCCGTCGTCGTCGGCGCTGGCCGTCGAGTCGGTACCGCGGAAGGAAGTGCTTTTTCCAGCGATATAGAATAGAGCGCAGGGCCGGCTCGGTGCAGGGGATGAGATCGGCAACCACGCCGATGTCATACAGCGGCTCGACCGGCAGGGCCAGCTTCGTGTCTACGCCGTACGGCTGCAGGACTGCAATTTTCAGGACGACCGGCGTACCAGGAGGAACCAAGGGCTGGCGAGAATCAAAATCGTCTGACGGCATATAGTCGGCACCTCACAGTTAATTACTCGCGCCACGCGCTGGTTTTTCACGATCTTTTTACGCGCCTAACCCGTTGTTTATCCCGCCCAATCTGGTCTGCCTCGAGCACGCGCTGCAGCCCACGGCCGGCTTCCGCGTACTGCCGCAGGCGATCGATGCCCATGTCAGTGAGCGTCTCCACGAGACGGCTCACGGATTCGATGTGCGGGTGGTCCTCCACGTAATTGACGAGCTTTCGCATGACGTCTGGATTGAAGTACACCGAGACAGGATTATCGCGGCGACGTTCGCCGATGTACCTGCGCTTAACCATGGTGTCACCTCCCGGCGATGGAGCAGCCTGTCCGCCGAGTGCGTATGCTATCATGGAACGTACGGCATTGTAAAGCACGGACCGCGCAACCCCCAAAAAAGACATAGATACACGGCCGCACAATTTTTGTCTTGACAATGGCATGTACAGTACGGTACAGTGCGCTAACTCGACGCGATTAACCTTTTTTAGAAGGGAGGCTGCTATGGCGAAGAAACAACAACGACACGGGCCGCGGGGCTACGTGCGCTGCAGGATCTGCGGCGTGGAGGTGCCGGAGATCTCAAGGGAGACGCCAGAGGAGTACGCCGGATGTCGCAGGCACGGGACGTGGCCTGGTCGGGCGGCAGAAGAGCGAGAAAAAAAGAAGGCTGAGTTTTTCGAGCAGAAGAGAAAAGAGAGGGCGCATGAGCGTGAACTCAAAGAGCGCGTGGCGCGCTAGAAAGGCCGGTGACCATGAGGCAGGCGAATCTCGAGCAGCATATCAAGACGAACTACGATTACCTTGTTAACACGGCCCTGCGCCTGACGCGTGACGTTGATCGTGCGCGCGAGGCCGTGCAGGGCGCGATCGTGGAGTGCATCCAGGACTGCGAGGACTTCGACGAAGACGGGCCGGCAACTGTCAAGACGTGGCTGACCACGGCCGTGAGGTTCAACGCGATCGACCTGTTCCGACGGGACGTGACCAGGAATCGCACGATCTCGACGTTAGATGCCATCTTCGTCGCCGACGACGCGGAGCACGATCATGTCGCGGATCTGGCGCAGCCGGAGCAGCCAAGCGTTCTCGGCCGCGAAGATCGCGAGCTTGCTACCGTTGACCTGAGGCGCGACGTGCAGCGCGCGTTGATGACGCTGCCGGAAGTACAGCGCCGTGTCGTTTCCGCTTTGGCGCTAGAGGAGCGGACGATCCTGCAGGTCGCAGAGGAGTTGCGGGTCGGCCGCGGCGTGGTGTACAGGCTCTGGCTGAAGGCCGCGCAGTCGCTCCGGAAAAACCTGCGCGCATATCAGCCCGGGGTATCGCTCGGACATCGCAGTCAATTCGAGGGACACGTCGCATGCGCGATATACGAGCAGCGCGGTAGCGAGTTCCGGTTCATGTCCGGGCCGTATAGCAGCTATCGGCAGGCCTATGACGACAGGCGCGCGCTGGATAAGGCCTACACGCCGTACTATCTCCACGGGCCGAGCCGGAACTTTCAGATCAGGAAATATCCGCTGCAAGTCCCTGTAAACGCAGGTAAAAATAATTCTTGACATCTCACCGGCTCTTGTAGTAATGTACAGTACATTGACGGTCCAACCAATAAAGGAGGGCGCGAACATGAGACCTACAGCGATTCACAATTGGTACTGCAGAGATTTTGCAGGCGCAGCATGGGACAGCAGGCGGGGGCGGTTCGTGCCGATCAAGAGCGATATCTGCTACTTTGAGAATCCGACGTTCACCGAGAGGAACTACGCGCTGTATTCGCTGTGCCGGCATTGCGGGAAGGTGTACCGCAGGAACCAGCGGCGGAGGGCGTTCAACCATTTGTGGGACAAGCACCTCATCAATGACGCAGCCGACGCAGCTCACAAGAGAGCTATGGAAGCCCGGCCTATCTGGTCAAGCCCGAACTATTACAAGATCGGCGGCGATTGGCGCGGAGCGCGGTTGGTAACTGACAATTCATGAAGGAGAACGTGAACATGACATTGCAAACTTGTGATGCTATCGGTTGTTATGAGGAATGTGCCGTAAACCGTGAGGCCTCACGGCATTATGGATCGTCGCTAATGCCTGCGGTGATCTATCTCAATA